AGAAGCGTCACAAATCCTCCTGTAAATGACCACCAACCCAGAACGGTACCGTAATTAATAAAAAACGCGAGACATACAGGAAACAAAAGCATTCCTAATTTTGTTGCGCCTGGGATTGGAAATAGTGTTGAAAGTAAACCAAAGAAACAACCAAGACAAAGTGAAAATATGAACGCAACCTTTCGCTTGGTGATGTTTTTTGGGTCTGCAACGTCATCGTCAATATGCCATAGAGCAAATGATATTGCAGCGATACCCATTCCTACAAGTGGAGGCGTGCCCAGAGGTGCCAGAATAAATGTAAAGGCCATGGTCATTAACATGAGATTTTTCCAAGATAAAAGTTTATCAATCGTCTGAACCATGTTCACTAATACCAGGGACTAAAATATTTTCATATGATAAGATGGCCGACGAAGGGCTCGTACGTATAATATCTGGACTTGGATTATTGGCATTTTCACAACTTTTACCCTATATTAATCCTGAAAAAGATAAAGGTGTTAGAGCCTTATATTTTATCATTCATGGATTACTATCGTCTATAGGGTTGTTCTTACTTACGATGACGATGGGTGACGTGACACTTTTCTGGGTTTCGTTTCCACCCTTTATAGTGATTGTTCCCTTAGGAGCATTATGGTTAATAAAAAGAATCGCAGAACGAAGCAATGATAACAATTTCAAAAATGAAGCCAAAGCATATGATGATAAATTCAAAAATTATTTCACGTCATGGTGGGAATTAATAAAAAGTATTTTCACGAGTATTTGGTCACTTCCTCTCAATATCTGGTCATTCTTCATATATTACGCTGTCGAAGTTTTAAAAATTATAAAGATGCCATTTGATGCAGTTTATAACGGTTTAGTTAGTGTATCTGGCTCTGCAGGAAGAGGCGTAGATGCTTCATTTAACGGAGTGAAAGGTGGTCTTAACGAAGTTAGGCGATATTTCAAAGTACTATTTGTTGATGCCTTATGGGAGATTGTGTCACTGGGTGGAGAAATATGTTGCAGCGTACTACCCCCTCCTTTCAACAAAAGCACAAAATGCCAAACTCAAGGAAAATGTATTTCTACAACAGACCGTACAGCAAAAGCTAGATCAGGATACGAACTTAAAGAACCCCCCAAAATTGCCGAACCTTTCGACCCCAGCAGCCTTCCACAAATAATACCAGGGATTTCTAACTCAGACCTAATTGCCGCAGCAAAAGGTGATGATGCCGCTTTTAATAGGATAATGTTTTCGCCGGGAGGCGACAGATGGTTTGATTTGGGCGATGAGATTATTAATGATTTGAAATCCGGGGATCCCAAGGCAATTGGAAGATCCTTGATACGTGTGGGAAATACAGCATGGGAAGGAGCACAAGAATTTGGAAATGAAATGAAGAAAACAGGAGAATGGCTTGGTGAGGGTGCAAAGGACTTCGCAGAGGATGTGGGAAAGGGTGCATCGGATGCAGGCGGGGCGGTCGTGAGTTTTGTTAAGGGTATTATTAGTGATGTACGTCTAAAGAAAAACATAACTCGAGTTGGGACCTTAAAGAAGGGTGTGGGAATCTATACATGGCAGTGGACACAAAAGGCCATTCGCCTCGGAGCTAATCCCAAACGAACCAGGGGTGTACTGGCACAAGAGGTCGCCCGAGTAGATCCAGAAGCTGTGATCAAGGGACCTGAAGGCTTCCTTCTTGTCAGTAAAAAATACGATGTTTAAGCTCCGATTTATTTGAAAGAAAATTTGTTAGCCTACTTGTAGATGATAACTGCTTTAGCACTCTTGATAGTACCACTTTTGACCAAGGATAGAACATTCATAAATGTTTCTGCCGTGTTATTCGGAATGTTGTTGGGTATGATCGAAATGAACGAGGGGATAAATTTTTTAGGACTATTCGGATTTCCTAGAATGGTTCTATTTGGTTTACTCTACCTTTTGTTTGCTTATCACATTGCTTATGGTGAAAATATGTTAGATTTGCTCAAACCAAATACACAGACTGTGATACATGGGTTTTATACAAAATCGAAGGTAACTAAAGAAAAATTGAAAAACTTGATTGGTCATGATATTGTATTTCTGAATGATTTTGAAGGAAACATCCTTTATCGTGTTGATGTTTTCGACAAAAAAGAAGCAGATAAAGTTGCTAAGTTTATTTCATCTAATTCTTTTTTAAATAACTTTAGTTCAGTGTCCGATGTTTTAATTCCAGTTACAAACTCTAGATTCTTCGGTTCATTCTTTACATTATTGTATACGTGCTCTAGAATGTATTTTTATGTCGTAAATACATTTTTTGTTGAACCATTTAAAAAAATAATTCAGTCAATTTTTAACGTATGGAACGCATTTTTTGTGTTTATAGCCCGATCAATAGAAACTGCATGGGAAATTGTCATATATCCACTCAAGAGTTTTAACGACACAGTGGAATCATTTTCGAATTGGGGTTCTAAAAATTTTTTAAATTACATGGTATTATGGATAACAAACTATACAATGTATTTCTTTTTCCAAATCCAGGAAATGATTAATGATTTTACAGGAAAAATTGATATTCTCAAGGACGCACTAAAACTAAATATAATACCATTTGATAGAAAAAAATATATTTTCGCATAGTAGAATGGACGTTCAAGACGTCATAAATCAAGACGTCATAAAATTCATTATAGTTTCCGCCATACTTCTTGGAAACTACATGGATCCACATAATGAAATAAGATTATTTATAATCCGAATTAAATCACAGTGGTTATTTAAAGCATTTATTTCACTTTTAGTGGTTTTACTCTTAAATTTAATTTTTAAAAATCATATTCAAAATGATGAAATTATAAACAAATTAAATGAGTATGATCCAAAAAAATGGACCGAACGTTTCCCTAGTATATGGAATATAATAAAAGATTTTTTAACTAAGTTTTTTAATAGAATACTAAATAGTGTCAGAAATTGGGCGATAAATGCCAGTAATTCAATTTCAAGTTTCTTCACTAATATAGGAAATTGGTTTTTAAATGTAGGTACGTGGTTTGTCAATTTTTTTTATGATATTGGAAAAAATTTAAAAAATACCGCAGAAGATTTTGGTAGTTGGATTACAACGAAATCTATTGAATTTGTTAAGATTTATGTTTTGGGTATTTTTATTTTTATATCCTATGTTTTAAGAGAATTTGTAGTTGGCTTTTTTTCAAAAGTATTGACTATACCTGGATCACTTGTTGGCGGTGCTGTAAATTCTGCATTTCCAAACTGGGCAATAGATGCTATAAATACAGCATCTGGCGGTGCTTTTAATAAAGCAGTTGAGGGGGTAGTTTATTATCTTAATGCCCCGTTACAACCAATAAGAGATCAACTCGATGCAATTGAAGTTATGAATTTTGAAGATTTTGAATCACCGGCATCATCAACTTTTACTCCAAATAAAAGTTCTTTCGGCCAATCGGTTTGGACGGATTTTAGTTCCGCTATTGCCAATACTAATATTTCCGTCAACAGCTTTTTAGGATTTTAAGGCTTCCACGCAAGGAACCAAGGCAGGATCATCAACCCCAATACCAAGATCACGAGGTCAATTTTAAGCACCTTGTTCTTGATATCGGGACACCAGTTCTTGTACTTCTGGATCTGCTCGCTGTCCTTGGGCTTGGCCCACCAGTAGAACAAAGCCAGGTAGGTCGGTCCGAGGTTCCGCTGGCACTGATACCAGTGATCGTACCACGCCAACACGATGTATGGGAAATAAAGAAGACCCAACAGCACCCACTTGTTCTTCGGCGGAAGATACCAGTACCCACCCGCCAACGCCAACGTGAACCAGATACACTTCCAGTTCGCTACGGGCTGCGTCTTGTCACACTCTTCTTCCATTTATAATACAACCATATAATAATATGCTCATTCAAGGCAAAATACCAGAGTCCTATGAAATGACCATCATTCGAGACCACTACAAGAGCAATGGAAAACCGATGGCTGACCACACATGGACCGAGGTCGTCAAGGACCCTACTATAAAGAATGCAATTGACACGCTCAGAAATTCGTCCATCATTCGCGACACCCTCTTGGAAAACTACCCAGGTTCGACCATCCGCTCGGTGCCCTCCATCGACGAGGTGTTTGTCAGCGTGTCTCCGTTGGACGCCAAGGCGAGTGACCGAGTGCTTGTGGATTGTCACTATGACGCTCCCTACAAGTTCATTGAAGGTCCTAGCAAATTGGTGAGAATCATTCTGGCACTGAATGACAACTCGACCGTTTTCACACAGGTCGGTGACAAGACCAGCAAATTGTCCACCGGTGACTTCAATGGAATCGAATACAACAGGGACTATCACTGTGTCCGTGGAACCATCCCGAGTGGCAAGACTCGTCTCATGCTCAAATTACATTACCTTGTCATACCCGACGGGACTCCTGAAATTTTTAGTCAATGGTCTATATTCATAAACTGGGTGTGGACCAAGGTGACCCGCTTTCTCATGCGAAACTCGGCGAATCCAACAAATCCTCTTCAATATCTTTTGGCTTACATCATTCAATTCGCCAGATTTTTCTATAATCAAATATGGTATTTCATAATTCTGCTCTTTGTTGCGTGGTATTTAAAGAAAAGAATCTATACATGAATATCAAAAACATGCAAACCTTAGTTGTTCAGAAGATGCATTCTGATGCTATGTTACCGACACGGGGCACAGAACTTTCCGCGGGCTATGATCTCTATGCCTGCTCGGACTGCGTGGTCCACGAGGGTAAGAGGTTCGTGGTTCCCACTGGGATTCGCGTCAAGATTCCCGAGGGATGCTATGCCCGCATCGCCAGTCGCTCGGGTCTGACCGTCAAGCACGGCATCGAGGTGGGTGCCGGCGTCATCGACAGGGACTACGAGGGTGAACTCAGGGTTGTTCTGTTCAACCATGGAAACCGCCCGTTTCACATTAAGCAGGGTTATCGTATCGCTCAGATGATTCTGGAGCGTTATGAGCATTGTGACCTTGTTGAGGACCCGGATCTGTATCCACAAATTCCCATTCAGGATAATCCGGTGGCTCCCGACCCGTCAGAAATCCCAGACCCTCAGTTCAAGCCAGACCTGATTGATCACGCGAGGAATCAGGGGCTCGGACCTAGAAGTGTGGGAGGCTTCGGTTCCACTGGGGTTTAAACAAAAAACACTATATTAGTTAAATGACGTTCTTTCCTGCACTTTATGGCAAAGATGCCAAAGGAAAGACTCGCATTTGGCAAGTCGAGGTCGTCAACGGAATGATTAGACGAACCACAGGTCTTATTGATGGTAAAAGATCTGTGACGGAACGCCCTCCTGATGCCAAACGCAAGACTCCCATCGAGGAGCAAGCTGCTCAGATGTGGAGAAAACAGGTCAAGTTGGGGTACATGGACAATATTCAATTGAGATCCGAAGTTGTCCTCAGACCCATGCTACTCTACTCGTTTAGTTCGAGGTCCTATGGGATTGATGGTGACATTCGCTTTCAGCCCAAGCTGGATGGTGTCAGGATGCTCGCTGGATTTTCGGGTGGAGGTCTCTTACTTCAATCCAGGAATGAACAGAGGATTGAACATCTGACCCATCTAGAAAAGGCACTGGAAGGAAAATTGGAAGAGGGCGAATTCTTGGACGGTGAACTCTTCTGCAAGGACTTGGATTTCGAACAGATCACCAGTGCTGCCCGTGGTTCAGAAAGTCCCTATGCACCCAAGTTGGAGTTTCACTGCTTTGACTACTTTCGCCTCAGTAAGTTGGAGATGCCCTTCATGGAACGCTATCAGAGGCTCAAGGAAATCATCAAGTCAATCAAACATCCCATGATCAAGATCGTTCCAGCCTATCAAGGAACAGCCAAGGATGCTGACAAATATCACGACAAGTTCGTCGCAGAGGGTCACGAGGGCGTGGTGGTGCGCGTGGCCGAAAGTCCCTACTTGCTGAATAAGCGGTCATCCCAGTGCATCAAGTACAAGAAGATGATGACCGAGGAATTTGAAATCGTGGGAGCCGAGGAGGCAGAAGGCAAAGACCGTGGGACACCCATTTGGATTTGCGAGACCAAGGACGGCGACACATTCAAGGCCAGACCAAAGGGAACCATGGAGAGCCGAAGGGAGCTGTGGAAGAACCGAGGCAAGTTGATGGGTGAAATGCTCACCGTTCAATTTCAGGGTCTCACTCAAGACGGCGTTCCTCGCTTTCCCGTGGCACTCGCCGTAAGAAATTATGAGTAATACTAATATAATGGTTTCACCAGAACAATTACATAGCCTCAGATTGTCGCGACCAAACCTCATGTTGATTCACGTGGGTTCACAAAAGCATTTTCAGAATTGCAGGCTTCCAAACTCGATCAACTTTCCCATGGCTGAGTTTGACCGCATCAATGCGGTTCTTGCCGGTGAAAATGACCCCAAGCGAATCGAAAAGAGATCCTACGAGGAGAAGGTGCTTCGGGAGCGATCTGATCGCCTACTGTTGGCACGGGCTAGGGTGATCACAGCAACCGACGATACCAACAGTGCTCGGATAGCAGAGAACGATGCCAGAATTTCTTTTGAACAAGTGAGACCATTGAGGAACATCGAGCCCATGGAGTTTGCCAAGAAGTCTAAAAAGTTTGAAGAAGCGACCAAGTTGAAGATCAACAAAGAAACTGATCTAGAAAGGGCTGTCAGGATGTATGACGCCGAGGTCGCCAGACAGAATGAGCCCATCGTGATGCCGACGACGAAGCCGGAGACGCCAAGTGAACCACCCCAAAAAACTGAAAAGGTAACTTACATGGATGTGGAAAATAGAGGGGAAGGACTTTTCTCTGGAACCGGCCGAACGTTCCCAGGCTTCGGCCAAGCCATTGTGCTCTACGGAAACAACAAACAGTCACTGGTTGCCAAGATGGCCAAGGTCCACATGAACGAATATGGCTTTACTAACATATTTATTCTCGAAGATGGTTTGGAAGGGTGGAGGGACAAGGGTCTTCCAGTGGAGGGCGACTGTGATGTGATGTTAATTAGAGAATACATTCGTTAGTAAGATAAATGTCAGAAATCCGTGTTGAGAAGCATGGGTTCGTACGTCTTGTCGATACAATGCCGAGGGAGGATCTTGATCACGCCATAGTTCAAGCAGCCCGAGTGTCGTATGGAGAAGGCACCAAGAGTGTTCGGAGTGATCGTGGTCTGATTCGCTACCTGCTCCGTCACGCCCACACGACCCCATTTGAAATGGTCGACTTCAAGTTTCACATCAAGATGCCCATCTTTCTGGCTCGGCAGCACATGCGTCATCGGACCGCCAGCATCAATGAGATTTCGGGTAGATATTCACAGCTGCCAGAAGAGTTTCACGTCCCCACAGAGTTCCGTGGTCAGTCCAAGGTGAACCACCAGGGGTCAGAGGGAGTGTTGGATTCTCCCGAGTCCATGGTGCTCCTAAGGGACCAGAAGGCTTCATGCGAACAGGCATTCGAGGTCTATCAAAGACTCTTGGATCATGGAGTTGCCCGAGAGACGGCGCGGGAACACCTGCCTCTGTCGACCTACACCGAGTTCTACTGGAAGATCAATCTACACAATCTTCTTCACTATCTGCGTCTCAGGATGGACAGTCATGCCCAACCGGAGATCCAGTTGTACGCCAAGGCGATGTACGACCTGGTAAAGCCACTGATTCCAGCGGTCGCCGAAGCCTATGAGGATTATATTCTCGGATCCGTCACCCTTTCTAGACTGGACCTTGCGAAAATAAAGCAAAATCTTCTTGAGGGGAAACATGAACCCTATCCTTCACAGAGTGAGGAACTAGAGTTTTTAGAGAAGCTCCGCGTTCTTGGGGTCGTCTAGACTTGTTCGGCGGCTTGTATCGTTCACCGGGAGCAAGTTCTCGGGGTTCATAGGTATTGGGCGGAGTGATTACCGGTTTTGGTTTGGGTTCTTTAGGTACCACAACATCTTCCTGTATTTCCTTTTCTTGTGAAGAAGCCGAAATGATTGTTTGAATCTTTTTCCATGTTTCTTCATCAAGTTCTCCTCCACCCAATTCATCTTCGCGGAACCCGTAAGAAAGGTAGATCGCCATGCGTTCTTCATATGTCTTTCCTTCGAGTTCTACTATGAGCTGTTGACATTGTTTGTTTGTTATGACATGGTGTCTGTGTAAAGCCATGCCACATCCTTCCACTGGACAGAGTGGATAGTAACGTCGCGTGTTTGTATCACAACGTTTGTGACATATTTCATCGTTGTCACTCAAGTAGACATCAAGTTTATTAATTATAAATCTATTACATATTGAACATTTTGTAAATGGGACGAGGTTTAGGCGACACTCATGATGAACGTGATGACCACAACGGACGTTGACTTTACAGACGAAGGAAATGTCTTCACCACAGATACTACACATTCTAAATATCTTCCATGTCTTTTCTTTAACGCTTCATCACAGTGCCACACATCCTGCAGGTGATGAACAAGGTCATGGGCTCGTCTGCGGAACGCGTCTGTTTCTCCACATAGGTGGTTTTCATTGACTTGCACTTGCCACACTTGAACATCCCGTCCTCGTATTCCTCTGGCCTCTTCTCGACCACCTCCTTCTTTGGTTCCTGGTACCAAAGGTCCCATATCTCCTTAGAGTCAAATGTATTGGGCTTGAGTTCACCACTCTTGATCCTGTCCAAAAACTTGGACTTGTCGTTGTTGCGGATTGCGTAGATAAGTGATCGCATCCGATTCGCGTAGAGGCGCTTGAACTCTGGATTTTTCCAGTTTGCCCGCGTGTCGTTCTCGCTGATGACCGTGGCGTTTTTGAAAGGCTTTGGCACCTCGACCATGTAGTCGCTCAGGTTTGATGAAATGTGTTCCGAGAGTTTGGCATGCTCGGCTTTGAGTTCCTCGTTTGCATGTTTCTTGTCCAATATCGATGCCCTTTCTGTACGTACCCAGCACTCTTTGGTGTTGATGAAGATCTCTCGCTGTATCTGAACCAGCTTGGTCATCGTGTCCCTACGAACTTGTGTGAGTTTCTCGTGTATCTTTTCCATCTTGCCAAAACGTTTCATGTTCAGAAGGTGTAAAAGTCTCTTGAGAATGCGCTTCCTCTTGGGGATGTCAGGAAGGTCGAGGTATTCTTCTTCCTGGTTGATGAAGACCTTGGGTTTGAAAGAAGGTCTGCGAATGAAGTAGCGTTCAAGTTTTTGATTGATCATTGACAGACCCTTCATCTCGTTCTCCATCTCTTCGATGTCTTTCTTGACCAAAGTAAGAAGTCTCTTGAGACGTGCCTGATCCAAAAGTCTCTTGCTGACCTTTTTGATTGGTGGCACAAAGGTTTCACCAACCATCTTGTTCTTGATCTCCAAAAGGCGTTCTTGCTTTTCCACCAGTGGTGTCTTGCGCTTGACCACCCCGCTGTCGGTAACATCGAAAATGTAGTTCCTCTTGGCAAGATATTCCATCCAAACCTTTGAGTTGAACTTTTGTAGCTCCTTCTGGTTTTCGTTCGCGTCGCCGGGTTTCATTTGCTTGATGCACCAGTTCTTGGCGCCCTTGCTGAGGTGAGTGGCCAGCGCATCTGCCTTGCTCTCGCTCACCAACCCCGAGTCAATGAGCGCGGTCGTCGTGAGTGCGATGGATTTGGTCTCCATTGTGTCGGATGTCCAAGTGGGTATTGTTTTACACCCTGAATAATTATTTCAACTTCTTCACCTGTAGGGTTTGGGAGTTGCGATTTCGCTTCACTTCATTGGGATCGCCTTTGCCGCGAGCACCCGCAGGACCTTTTTGACTGTAGGTCTTCTGATGGAGATTCCAAAATTGTTGCGAACCCACTCTGAAGTTTTGATGGATCTTTGCTTTGTACCAGAACACACAGTCCTCGATCCGGTTGGACTTGGACGTATTATCCAGTACCAGTACCTCGTAGTTTTCGGTGCATGCCGTCATCACCTGGTTGAACATGTCAAAGTTTGGGAAGATACCGAAGAATGCCTTGTACAACTTTTCTCTGTTCTGGATCACATTTTCTCGCGCGATGAACACATAGTCCACATTGGCTCGAAGATCCGGGGTGAGGTCCATACAGTACTGCATCGTCAACATGAAAAAGATCTTCCAGTGGCGACCGTTCATGAAGCACTGGCGAATGCAAGAGTCTTTTAGGAATTTTCTATCATACATACAGTCGTCCATCAATATGAAAGCTCCGATGTCCCTGGACGTCAGTTCCTTTTTCCCTGGTGGTGGTTTCATATTCACCATCTTCCTCTGCCTATCGATGACCCTCTCGATGATGTCCTTGTCATATTCACCGTAGATGAACAAGTCTGGAATAAACTGCTGATACCAGTGATTGCCTTCCTCAGTCGCCGACATCACCACGCCCGCCGGGAGATGCTTTTTGTGATAGAGGATGTCCGTCACCAAGGTTGACTTTCCCGTGCCACGCTTGCCAATAAACACACATACCTTATCGTCGCCCATTGAAGCGGGATTGAATTTTTTGAGTTGAATGTTCATATCTATTAGTCGCGTGCATTTTTTGAAATCTTTTTTTAACACATCATATTAGGATGCGGCTTGCCGTCACAGGATACCAAGACACCTTTCTTACCGGAGACCCACAACAGAGTTTTTATCAAAAGGTGTTTACGAAACGTGCTGGATACACGACCGAGAACATTCGCTTGGCATTTGATTCTGATATTGGATATAATAAAACATCAATATGCACAATCGACAATGATACGTGTGATATCATCACAGCCTTTATTGTAAATTTCAGATTTCAAAAATCACAAACGGTTCCACAAGATGCGGGGCATGCCTTCATAGAACGTGCAGAACTGATAGTCGGTGGACAGACCATCGTGAGTCTGACTGGAGAATACTTGGCGGTTATGTCTGATATCTCTGACAAACAGAGAACGAGAAATAGCAATGACGTCATGTTGAGACGCAACGCGACGCCCATAAGTTATGGAACGACGGCGGTCGCGAATCAATTCTTGGTTGAAATGCCATTTTTCGGAAAGGGATACAAAAATTCATTTCCTTTACTGGCTCTGAACAGGCACACAATCGAGGTCAAGATAACACTTCGGACGCAAGCAGAGTTAGGAGGTTTACCAGTACCTGATGTCGTGCTCGATCTACAGGCCATCTATCTTAACGATGAACATCGCCAATTTTTTCTTGGAAAACAATTGGACTATGTCATAACACAAACACAACTTGCCCGAGTCACATTAGGTGACCTAAATCAAATTCGCTTCAAAACTGAATTTGAAAACCCCGTCAAAGAATTCGTCTTGGTTGTGCAAAATGACTCTGGAACCAGAGGTGTTTTCGACTATAGTTCAGCCGCAAGTGCAATTTATGTGAGTTATTCCAACGATCAGGTGACCCGATGGCGACTATTCTTCAACGGTCAAGTCTATTTTGACCTAGACCAAATGACAATGAGAGCCATTCAACCCTATAATTACTATAACCAGACACCGAGTTATAAGACTAACGTATTCAAAGTGGGCGAAGGAACCGTCAACATGAGTCGAATATCCAGTCAGATTTTCGAACTAACTCTTGTTGATAATAGCGTATCGCGTAAAGCAAGACTCTACGCGGTAAACTATAACATCTTCCGCTGCCAAGGCGGACTCGGTGGAACATTATTTTCCTAATCAAGCTTGATCTCGCGACGCTTCTTGTCCGAGGTTCGCATCTTGAAGAACAGACGAAGCACACCATCCACGTAACTCGCCTTGTAACCCTCATCCGATACATCCACGTAACTGGGCAAATCGAATGAGGCGCTTCGGTTCTCACCGTAGCCCACTGTCACCTCATGGTCGTCAGCCGAAAGTGTGATGTGAATATTGTCCTTGCCCACCCCGGGGAGGTGCATCTCGATCTCGAAACCCTCATCTGTGGTGTGGGTGCGCTTGTATAGATATCTGTCGGCCATTTTAGTATTAAACTGCTTCTCCATGTTGGGAAGCTCATTCAGAACCTTGGACGTCGTGTCCAGAAGGTCATAAAGATCGCCGTGCCGAAGAAAAGGTAAAAAAGCCATTGTACTTTATCTTGGAATCTTTTCTTTAATTATATTCCACTCCTCCCAGTTGGGGGATCGGGTGTCCGCCACGCAGACCTCAGCGATCAACCGCATCGGCGTGGGATACACCGAATATACTTTGCTGTAGGGAAAGAATGAGTACAAGTGACTCAGGTGAGGCGTGTGCTTGATGTCCAAATCCTCCACTTCACACTCCCATCCAAGTGAATGCAGTGGATCGACCTCATACTGCTTTCCGATCTTTCCGTATTGTTTGAAATCCACGACATTGTATAATCTCCCTAGGTTGTCTGGATCAGGAACGGTCGCGTGATTGGTCGAGATGGTGATGTGTGGGATGTGCCTGAACTTGTAGACCTTGGTCAGAAGACGATGATTCAGTGGCACCAGCCAAACAGAATAACCATACATTACTATATATGCAGGATCTTTCTTTAAGTCAGAAGATGGGTGTGGCCATTACCATCGCTCCGACCGTATTGATATTTGGACCCATTCCGATCATCCTGGCTTCAGGAGATTTCTTCATGCGTCAAATAATTAAACATAAAGTCCAAGATAACAGTGTGAAGTTTAAGCCCAGGTAGCCTCTTTCTGAGTGGATTGCCTGGGTGATTTCACATTGTTCTCCGGTAGCTCAGTTGGATAGAAGCGTGGGACTGTTAATCCCAAGGTCGTGGGTTCGAGCCCCACCCAGAGAATTTTTGTTGATCTGTAAAAAATTACTTGTCAACAAAGTACCTGCGGGCCAGATAGAAACCGACCGCGACGATGAGACCGCTGGCAGCCAGTCCCGCCAAACTGCGAGATCCATCCTTGGACATAAAGTTGGGAATGTATACGGCCAACTTTGCCTGAACCTCTGGGTAGAATACCAGGGCGACAAGGACAGCCACAATCACAGCCTCGTACTGCTCCTTGGTCAGACCAAGAGGATACTTCTTCTCCTCAACCGCCGAAACGGGAGCCGGAGCAGGTGCCGGGGGAGGGGTGGCGGGAGGCTGAGGTGCCTGCTGAGCCATGAGCATCTCATGGGGAGCCACGGATGCCTGAGATGGGATCACTGTGTGCATATCTGCCGACATAGGATTATTCATGGGCTCCTCATACTCGAGATCTGAGATGGGAGTGGAAAATGCCATACTGCTCATCTGCATCGGTTTATCTTGCTGTTGAGCGTCATTATTTTTTCGCTCCAAAGCAGACCTTTGTGCCTCGTACCCAGTATCCCTTTCGGTCTGAGAACCTGGCGTCGGAACATTCAGACCCGTCCCACCGCCATTATCTGGAATACTGGGGCTGTAGGTCAAAGGCGTACCGCCTCCTCCCCCGGAATTTAAATCGTACATTTCCATTTCTATTAATGAAAAACAATCATTTGAGCCTGCACTGACGCATCTTTTCTACAGCACGTTGCCTTTGCCATGTCACCTGTGTCTCGGTGATGTTCATGGCCTTTGCCACCTGAGAGACGCTCATGTTGTGTATGTAAAGGCAAGCGATTACAGCCCTCTGTCCGTGGTTCAAACAAGACATAATATCTTCGACCTCAATGAATTCCGAATCTGACTCTGGCTCGGGGTTGTACATCTCAGCCACCGGCAGGTAGTCCATAGCCTTCCTGGTCTTCTGAACATACCTTGACATGTATGACTTTATCCACGGATAGGCGTAGGTCGACATCTTGACTCCCTTGGATGGATCGTACTTGACAATCGCGCGGTGCAGTCCCAACGTCCCCTCCTGAACAAGATCCTTCCTAGAAATACCTGGTCGCTGGTATCTGTAGGAAAGTTTGTGAACCAACCCAAGAT